AAATCTACCGGTATTGCCTACGGAATGCGGAAACAGGTATCACAGATGCCCAGAGCATCGTTTTTTCTCGTAGGCGCTACCTATTCGCAAATACTTTCCAGAACCTTACCATCTACCATTGAAGGGCTTGAGCTTTTAGGCCTATACCAGGACTATGACTATGTTGTGGGCAGGAAGGGTAAAAACTTCCCTATGCCTTACCAGCCGCCCAACCAATGGAATAACATTATCCATTGGAGTAACGGCGCAATACATCAGCTGGTATCATTAGATAATCCCAACACCGGGCGTGGTTTAAACGCTTATGGTGGTATTGGTGACGAAGCCGCGCTGCTGGATCCGATACGCCTTTATAACAACGTCAAAACCACCAACAGAGCGAAAAAGGAAATCTTTAAAGACTGCAGTATGCTGGGCGCTGAGATCTATGCGACCTCTATGCCTATGAGCAAAACGGGTGACTGGATCTTTAAGATGGAGGAAGAAGCTATTGAAAACCCGGATAAATACTATTTCGGCAAGGCTAACATCTATTGGAATCTGAAGAATCTAAGGGATGGATATCTGGAAGAAGTAAAACAGGAAATGCCTTCACAACTGGTATATGATGCCGAGATCCTAAATATAAGGCCTAAGGTTATTACTGATGGATTCTATGGCAACATAGATGGCAGGAGGCATTACTACAGCGACTATGATAACAACTATCTGGAGGGTTCTATATGGATGCCCAAAAGCAAGAAAATAGATCTGGCCTTTAACTGTAAGCAGGATAATGACCTGATAAAAACACAACCACTTATTGTTAGCCTGGACTTTGGGGTGTTCAATAGTATGGTTGTGTCACAGATGGACACAGAAACCAACACATACCGTGTATTAAATAGCTTTTGGGTTAAGTCGCCTAAAATTACCAATGACCTGTTTATTGATGAGTTCCTACCCTACTATGAGCCACACCAGGAGAAAAAGATCTATCTGTACGGCGGGCATGATGGGCATAACCGTATGGCCAATAGCACGTCTACATTGTATCAGCAGCTGGAGGTTCTCCTACGTCAACATGGATGGACGGTGTACACTATGGCCAAGCCTGCAGCTCCACTACACTCAAGGAAATACCTACTGCTTAACACCATCCTGAAGGAGGTTAACCCTAAGCTGCCTAAGATCCGTATCAACAAGGACAACAATAAGGATCTTATCATTGCCCTGGAGCGAGCCGAGGCCATTGAGGGTAAGACCGGCATTGAAAAACAGAAGAAGGATGAGCGTAACAAATCCATGCTGCAGCAGCACACTACCCACCTTACTGATGCCTTTGACTACCCACTATATGACAAGTTCTGGGACATATACGACAGCGCTTCGCGCCTAACACTGGGTGAGGGCATCATAACATTCCGATAATCGCATAATCCCGTGCATGGCCTCTGAGGGAGGCCATTTCATATATCCTGCTTTCACACAGATGGAAAGTAAGGAAAATTAAAGGGAGCGGCAGGGAGGATCGCTTTAAAATGGAAAAATTTTAGAAAACGGAGGGCTCAAAATAATGCTTTTCAGGCAACTAACATTTTTACGACTGGAAAAGCACATTAAAACAGGGGGTAAAATGTTTGTCCTATTTTAAAAATTGCCCTTGGATGAATTTTACACCATGGAAAACGGTGTAATAAAGTTATCTCAGGCATTGGCCATAATGAATCAGAAGGACCAATTTGATAAGCCGGTGCCATTTGATATCACAGTTTGGGAGTTCAGCAGGATATCTAAACTAGGTGGCAAACAGAAATCTTATTACGGGGTGTGGTACCTGCCATCAGCTGACCCAAACAGGCCCAAGGAGGTTACTATCGAAAATGTTCTGGATCCCATCAAAGCGGTAAGAGATCCTCAGCACTTTGAAAACCGCACGCGTAACCTGCAGCTGCCAACCGGCGAATGCAGAAAAATCTACATCGACTTCATCAAATCAATCAACAATCAAACAGTTATTTATTAATGAGCAATACTGTATTTCATGGCAATATCGCTTTAAGTTCTTTTAAGGGTGTTGGCGCTGCCTACTCGTTTAAAAATACTACAGATGTTAAAGGCGAATCTAAGGTCACAACTGTAAAAGTAGAAGTAAAAGAAAAGCAGGGAACGATTGTTTCATGGGGCGCTAACAACGACTACCCACAACAGGTGCTTAAAGCAGTAAAGAAAAATGGATCAGCTGCGTCCGGATTGCGCTTTTTGAGAAAAGCGCACTATGGTAACGGACTTGTTTTAATGAAGAAGGGCGTTACTGAAGACGGAAAGCATGACCATAAAATTATTGATGAAGAGACCGTTCCGGCAATAGCTGAGTTCTTTGAAAGATCTCAAATGCCTAGGTTCTGGAAAGAAACTATTGCTGACCTTGAATGGTGGTCAATCGCTTTTCCTGAATACATCCTTAGTAATGACTTCTCACAGATCAACAGGGTTAAAAGGCAGCAGGCTGCCTGGTGCAGGTTTGAAGAAGTTAACCCTGCCAATGGCCTAATTGAGAATATTTACATCTCGCAAAAGTTCGGCAGCGGAGCTTCAGTAAGCCCGGACTCCGAATACGTTTCAAAAGTAGCAGTTATAGACAGTTACTGGAGTGCGGAACAAGTGCGAGAATACTGCAAAGCCAATAAAATTTACAACTTCGTTAGACCTGTATTCTATCCATTAATTGATGAAGCTTATTACCCTGAAGCGGAATGGCATGCCGTTACCAAATCAGGATGGCTCGAGGTGGCCAATTCAGTTCCCGAATTCAAAATGAATATGTTCAAGAACCAGGTAACAATTAAGTTTCTTATTGAGGTTGACGAAAAATATTTTGAAAATATCTATAGGGAAAACTGGCTTGCATTTAAACCTGAAGAACGCTTACAAAAAAGAACCGAGCTTGTAGATTCTATAAACGCTCATCTTGCCTCAGAAAAAAATGCAGGGAAGTCTATCCAGTCAATGATGTACACGGATGATAAGGGTGTACAGCAATCAACAATTAAGATCACGGCCATTGATGATAAGTTTAAAGATGGATCTTACCTGCCGGAAGCTGAAGCGGCCAACTCTGAAGTATTATTTGCCCTGGGCGTAGATCCTTCACTTATTGGTGCCGGCATACCGGGAGGTAAGCTTGGAGCAGGTTCGGGTTCTGACAAATCAGCGGCCTTTAATATCCTGTCTGCTTTGTTCAAAACAAACAGGGAAACTACCCTTGAGATATTTGATTTCATACGGGCATACAATGGCTGGGAAAGAACTATCAAAGCCATTTTTGAAAACACCATCCTTACTACCCTGGACAAAAATCCAACCGGATCACAAAAAACAACATAATCATGCCGCTACTTTCAACTACAGCAGATCTAAAAAAACACATACCGGTATCAACAAGCTTTCAATTTGATGACTTTGAACCGTTCATTGCAAAGGCAGTAAACAAATACACCCGTAAATACGTTGGAGATCTTCAGGGCCAGCTGGCGGAACTGGCCACCGGCACCGGCGCAACACAACTTAATCAGGCAAGATACTACCTGCAGGAAGCTATTGTGAATTTTGGTATGTTCATTTATCTGCCATTGGGTTCTGTAATGTGGGACGGATCAGGCTTAAGCAATAATGTAAGCGACAAGCGCGAAACATTAGGCTGGCAGCAAATGAACGATATCAAACGCAGCCTTCTTAACTCCGGGCATGAGGCAATGGATCAGCTGCTGGCCATAATGGAAAGTAATAAAGATCTGTTTCCAGAATGGGCTGGCTCTGATCTCTACACACAAAGCAAAGAGCTCATTGTTGATAGTGCCGGCACGTTCAACAAATGGTATAACATTTTCGAGAGCAGGCAGACCTATTTAGCGCTGCAGCCCACTTTACGACAGGTCGAAGATCAGTATCTCAAGACTGTATTTTGCCCTGAGCTCATTAAACACCTGAAGACTGAAAGTCTTACCGGCATCCAACCTGAAGTAAAGGTTGTGCTACAAAAAGCAGTGGTAGCCTTTGCGGTGGCCAAGGTATGCCGTGAAGGATTATTTGTAGTAGAAGCAACAGGTATAAGAAT